GAAACTTTTGGTTCTGCAATTTTTTTAGTAGATGCCGTTTTCTTTGGTGTGTAGGTTAATTTATTTTGGTCAGAATCTTCACCAGAGCCACCGCGACCTCTTTGAATAATTGTAATTGTATGTTTAGCCATTATGACACCTCGTTCCAACTTGGAACTAATGTAATATTAAATGTAATGTCATCACCATGAACCATCGATGTATTAGCCTCCATTACAACCATAGAGTATTCAAACTTACTCACTGCTGTACCAAATGTTTTATTACCAGCACTTCCTGTAATTGGAATATATTTCATTTCAACATTAAAAGGTACACTCATTGGTGATATAAAAGCGTATGTTTGGTCAAATAAGTCATCTACAACACTTGAACTATCATTCGTTTTAAGTAAAGTCATACTAATACTAAAACCTTTACTATCTACAAGATTATGTAATGCTTTATATCTATTTGCTTCGTGTGTTGTAGCACTTGAAATAGCCGTTGCGTTTCTAAGCAATTGATTGGCTTTCATTACATTTGCTGTACCCCAACTCACTTGAACTGGTAATACTCTTTCATCATTGATAAAGAATTGATATTGGTTACCGTAGTCAATACCTTCAGTAATGTCTAAATCAATTGTCATTGTATATTCTAAATAAATGTCACCATTGATTGTAAGTAATTCGCCTGGAACTAAATCATTTGTTGCAACTACAACTGTATAATTTGACCAAGCAGGTACCGTTGATGGATTGTCATAATCCCATTGTTTAACATTAAGAATATCTGCTTGTCCTAATATCTTATCTCTAAATTCTTCAATACCAAATACTAACTTATTGTGTACATAACTATTTGCGAATACAAGAAACGATACTGCAACCGACCAAGTCGCTGAATTGAGTCTTTTCGTTTCATCGATAGTTTTAAGGTTTGCATATTCCGATTCTATGATTGGTATTGATAATGGTATTGCTTGTGTCTTCGTGAGTTCGTATGTCGAGTTGTCAAAGAACTCGTATTCATCAGGAGCACCGTTTGTACCCTCAAAACTAATAGGTTTATAGAGTGGCATACCTTCGCTACCCATTACAAAAGTTATATCTTGAGTAGCGTTATCACTATTAAATTTAGATAATATATATTCTAATATATCATTCTTCTTTATATAACTTTTCATTATTTACCACCCTTTACATTATTAGAAAAAAATCTACTACTTCTCTTTTGTTCGTTAAGGTTAGATGTTAAAGGGCTTTGAATATCACCTTTGAACTTACCAAACTCTGATTTGTATCTATTCTTTTTAGGTTTATTTTTGTTGTATTGTATCATACTTAAGAATGCTCTATCAACTGCGTTAATTCTTGAGTTGGCACTAATACCTTGTTTTTTTAACATCTTACGCTCATAATTTCTTGCTTTGTCGGTTCTTAAATCGATAATTGGAATACCCTTAAATGTTGTTTCGCCATTGACTGCGTAATTGATTATTTCTAAAACCATATCGCCAACGGTTTGATATTCGATAAAACCTTGATGTCTTTTTACTCGACCGATACCATTTTCAAGAAAATCTGTATAGTATGCTTGTTGGTCACTGTAAGCAAAAACAACTTTGTTTTTACTTGATGATATTCTTTTAATAGCACTACGCAAATTACCCGTTCTATATGGTGCATCTAAAATCGCTACTGTCCACAAAGAATTTTTTAAGTCTTCTGTTAAGCCTTTGTAATTATCTGTTTTAATTGTTACATCAGGCATATTGTGCCTCCTATATGAGTGCTAATAACTTTGGTGCATATTGTTGAGGGTTTTGGACACCTTTCATCGCACGAAACTTGTCTTGTGTCGAAATGTCACTTGTCATCGCAATCACTTTAATGATTTCAAAGAAAGCACCGTTTATTTCTACACGACCACCAGCAGCAAAGTCTACTTGTGTATTGTCTGTGATAATTCGATATTTCTTTTTGTTCATTATGTTTCGTTCTAAGTATTCAAACACATCGCTTTCATACCCTGACTTGACATATACATCCTCAGTACCATCTTTGTATTTGAATGGTATGCCTTCTAATTCAATAAAGTCGCCACGATGTTCATTCAAAAAGTTATTGCTATATATTTCTTTTATTTGTGCAGGTGACATTGTTTTGAAGTCAGGATATAACTCCTCAATATCTCGTCTTGACTTTGGTGCATAATACTTTGCTCTTAGTGTTTGGTTTGGTACCTTTCTAATTAAATTGATTTTAGATATATTTCTCATTTAATCACCTACCATCTTATGTTGTAAGTGCTTTCATCAACTTCAAAATCGTATCTAAATTCTCTTTCTGCTAAACCATAATTTCTTGCGATTTGAGCACCTACCATACCAACTGCCGTTTCAAGCGATATTGTTGTAATATTCTTAGCCTCTTGTAAGTTAATTCCAGTGATGTATGCCATGAACAAACCACCCTCCTGTTCTGTATAAAACAGAATGTCAAGCATAAGGCGTCTAATAGCCTCTCTCGCTTGTTTTGAGTGACCGATGTAATAGGTTAGTCGTCTTTCAAATTTAGCGTCCTTAAATGAGCGAATATAAGTGTATGCTGTACGGCTTACCCATTCAAGCAACCATTCAGCGTTATCTGTACCACCCATATCAATTGCAAGGTCTGCTAATCCCGTTTCTTGCATTGCATAATCTAATTCTAAAACATATTGATGTAATTCAATATCGTAACGCAACTTGTCGTCATTTAATGGTTGATTTAATCTATCAATTGCAGGTATTGCCATTATGTATGTAACCCCCAAATTCCGTCAGCATATTGCCCAAACATTTTGTACTCATGCCAAAACATCTTGCCATACATTGTACCCATATATTCATTAGCAACTAAATCATTAACTACTAACTCAACTTTTGTGTCTTTATCTTTTTCAATTGGATTGAGTGATTGTCTATTAGATTCATCTTTCCAAGTTTCTAAAGTCTTTTGCATATAATGAGCAATATAAAGAGAGATAAGTCGTTTCCATTGGTATTGTTCACCAATCACAGACCAACGGACTTTTGTTTTGCCAAGTTCAAATAATACTAACCATAATGGATAAAACGCACTGTCAGTGCCTTCTTCTAAATATTCCTTGAATGGTCTTGCCCAAACAAGAAAATCATTGAGTCCGTATTCTGGTTGTTCCTCAATTGGTGCTGGTATTTGAGGATAAGTCGGTGCAATGACTTGTACAGCAAAATTAGACATATACCCCAATGGGTTGATGATGTCTATAAATAATTCATTTAAACTATTACCATATATTACATTTGTATATGGTTCGAACGGTATCATACTCATTATATCACCTCTTTATTATTTCCCTCATATTAAAATACCTCATTGAAGTACCTTAATATCAAGGGGCGGGTGTTGCCACCCACCCAATGAGTGGTTAAACTATACTTATGCTGCTTTGTTATCGATGTAATGAATTGTTTCTGGATACACTACTAAGAGTGGTCCTGCGAATGCAACATAGTTTTTACGAATGCCGTCTTCTGTTGGTGAAGGTAATGCTGCACCACCAGTTAATGCCATAGTGATAGGTAATTTAATTACTCTTTCATCTTGACGATAAATAACGACACGACCTGTGCTGTTGTCACCGTCTTCTTCAACAAAGAATCCGTTAGTAGCGATTGCACCATTGTCTAAGTAAGGAAGTTCCTCGAAAGTCACATCTACTGATAAACGGTTTTGTACTTCTCTACGAATGTATTCGAAAATTGAAGTTGTGATTCCTGTACCACCAGAACCCAAGTCACCTACTAATGCAGCAGCCTGCATAGCAGTCATAAGTGTTGGTGGAACTAAGACTTTGTTTGGTAAAAAGTCACGATTGAAGCGTAGGTCTTGTTTCATTTGTGCAACTGCACCAACGAACATATCTACGAAGTCATTGACATCAAAAGTTGTCCATTGAGCGTCTGTAAGTTCTGTGTAACCAACTGTTGCAGTAGGTTGGTTCAATAAACCACCTTTGAAAGCGTCACTTGAAGTAGTGATACCTGCAATACCTAAGTTACCAACAAATGCAAATTGTTCAATTTCTCTCCAGTAAGATGTACGGAGTGCCATTTCGTGTCTTTCTAATAAATCGTAGTTAATGGTTTCTGCTTTCATTAAGTCAACAGCACCAAGTAAGATTCCTAATTTAATTGCATAAATAGGACCTACGATTTTTTCATCAGTGGTTCCAACTAATGGAATTTCATTCGTGTTACCACCTGCAAGGCGACCCTCTGCCAATGCAATGTTTTGACGGAAGAATGCAACACTTTCAGCAGCACCACCACCATAACGAATAGGGACTAATTCTTGAGCCCAAAATTTGTTAAGTGGTAAGTTGACTGTTAAATCTAAAATTTGGAATGCGTCAATTGGAAATTGACCTTCAGCACCATCTGTTAAGAATGCTGTTTGTGCAGCGAAGTCTTTGAGTAATGTTGAAGTTTTACCATTCATTTTTTCGATTTGTTCTTGTTGTTCTAAGAACACTTGACGAGGAGTTTTTCCTTGTGCTTTAGCGTTCGCATTGTATGTTTGGAAGTTTAATTTAGTATCTATAAATCTCATATTATTTTATCTCCTCTCTTAACCAGCGTACTGTACTTCGACAGCCTCGCCTGTTCCTTCAGTTGGTGCAAACTTGAGTGATGCAAATTCCCAACCAGTAGCAGCAAGTTTTCCACTTCCTGAATTTGTATATAAAGCACCAGCAACCGTACTGTTAGTACCATCACCAACATAAACTGCACCCCCGACAGCAGGAGTTTGTGACTCTCCTAAGAAAGCAACAATTTTTGCTTTTTGTCCAGCAGTACCTAAGAAAATTGATAAAGGAACATTTGTTTTAGGATAAGCAACAATGTTGTTATCACCTTCATCAGTTGTTAATAATCTGTTACCAATAACATCACGAACAACAACACCTAATTGTGCAGCAGTCGTTCCATCGTCAACAACTTTTACAATATAACCTTTTGAGTTATTTGATTCTAATTCTACGAATTCACCGAATTCAACTGCAGTCGTATCTGTCTTTAAGATACCAGGTGCTACATAACGAGGACCAAACGCTGATGTGATGTGTCCAGGTAAGTAACCTTTTGCTTTTAATGTTCTTGGTAATGCACCATAAACGAATTTAGCCATTATTTAATTCCACCTTTCTTTACCATATCAATTACATCTCTGTAATCCATATCGCCATATTTTTTAGCATTTTCTTTCCCTTGTAAAGGGTTACTTGTTTTGTAGTCGAAACTACGGTATAAACGGTCATAGAAGTCATCTGCACCTTGAGCGTTTAATCTTGGTGCTCTTGGTTTTGTGTCTTCCTCTTTGACTGTTAAATTGTCTGCAAGTCCTACTGATTTTTCAATTACGCTTGCTTTTGGTTTTGAATCTAATATTGGTAATGATACACCGAGAGCGTCCATGCACTCTTTGTTTGCTTGGTCGTATGCTTTTGCTCTAAACTCACCATCAGGCATATCTTTAATTTCTTTGTATTGATTCATAAAATGTTGATAATCTTTCATATCTATCTCCTTTTCTAAGTGTTCCTTGTCGCTTTCTTCATCGTCTTGAATTTCTTGTTCATCGACTTCTTCGTCATGTTGAACTGGTGTTGCTTGTTTGCCGATGCCTAATACAGATGGTGTGACTGATTCGTCTTCCATCTTTTTTTCAACAACTTGTTCAGCGTCTTGGATTTGCACTTCTTGGTTTTCGTTTTCTTTCTTTGAGAATAATCCCATTTCTGTGCTTTCTCCTTTCATATCTTCTGGTTTACCATCTACTATACGAGCAAATTCGGCACGACCCTCAGGTACAATCGCTAAATGATTGATGACGATATTTTTTTGTTTTAATCGTCCATCACCCGTAGGTACGAGTTTTGCTTGGTATCCTAATGATAAATCTTTTAAATCGCCACTCATTATTTTTTCTATGGCGTCCATGTCATTGATGACTAAATCACCCAATATATTATCTCCATCTCGGTGAACATTTTTGATAAAGCCTACGGCATATTTCTTAAAGTTTTCACTTGTGACCATTTCTTCTGGATGATACAATGTGATTGGTTTACCATCCATACTCGCAAGACTATCTTCATCAAATACATCTTCGGCTTCTCTCACGACATCTATCATATCTGCATCTTCAATGCCGACTTCCTTGCCATGATATTGTTGTACACCTACATGTCCTAAAATTGAGTTTTTGCAGTAAAGAAATCCTGTTTCTTTTTCTGTTTCGATGTTGTTGGATATTTTTACTCTTTGGTAAAACAACCCTTTTGCATCTATAAACTGCTTTAACATTTATTCACCTCAATTCCTTTTTGGCTTTTCCTTATCGATTGGAACTTTTTGAGAACCTTTCTTACGGTTGCCACCTTCTAATCTCCCTCTAACAGAACCTTCTACTTTTTGTCCGTAAGGATTGCCATCCTCATCACTGTCATTGTTCGATTGGTTTAATGCTCTCGCAAGACTAATATCCACACTCATCTTATTGATAGGCTCTCCAACAGATTTCTGTTTAATGTATTCCAAGTAGTTCTGCGTAATGTCGTTTGGAATATCTGAAACATTGTTTGGCATTGCAATCAACATATGTTGGAAACTCTCAACATCGATGATTTGTCTGTCAAATAACATAGATAACCATTCAACGACTACTTTCATTTTTTCAGCCTTTTCTCTTTCAGTCGGCATCTCCAGAGATTTGAACGCAAAATCGAAATCTCTTAATGCTTTACCAAACCGACTTTTATATAAGATTGGAATTAACTTCCGAAACCATACACGAATTGTTCTCTCTTGAATCTCTTTGACACCACTTAAGTGCTTTTCTTCATCATTTGATTCAACATCGTTAAATAAAATGCTTGTTGGTGCACCTAAGGCTGCTGCCAAATTCTCACGATAATGTTTAAGCAATGTTGGTATCTCAGCAAATTGTGCATTTTGGTATTCGAACTTTTCTTTTTCCATATCGCCTAAAACGATAAGTCCACCACTCGATACACCAAAATTGATACCTTTGACACGACTTGTCACATATTCGGCAAAACGCTGACCATTCAAACTTGCTTGTGGTAGGTTTTGCATATTCAAGACAGGGATATTAGAACGCTGTGCTAACTTGTTAATTTGAGCAAGTAAACTCTCATAACGAGCAAAATCACTGTACGCTCTTTCTAATGAACTTGGACCGAAATACATTTCAATGCGTTTCTCAACCCAAGTTAAGTCAATTGAATTATATAATAACAATCTACTTCTATGAACTTTGAAGTATTTACTATTTGATTCTTTGTCACCACTAATATTGATTCTATAATACAATGGTTGACCAATTTCCTCAGCACCATATATACCATGCTCATCACCAACTTGTGTGACTAAACCATCACTTAAATCTGGATGAATTTGATATAATCTACTGAGTGGTTTTACACCCTTGAATGAACCCTTGCGAATTTCTGATATTCTAAGGGGTTTCATATAATCTTCTTCACTCACTGTATCGTCAGTAATGATGAGTCCACCACTACCACCATAATAGTCACCCCATTTAATTGTAGAGTGCAACGGACTGAATATTGATTGTATGTCTTTTTGAGTTTGAACAAGATTATCTGCGTCTTCTTTAGATGCTGTAATATCAACACCATTAACTAACGCTCTTGTTGCTTTCCAACTTGCTGCCTTATCAAAGTAAGGCACATCTCGCATAATACTGTCAAGTCTTGTTATTTGCCAACTGATATTACGCTTAGATGTTAATCCTAAACCATTAAATGAAATGTCTGCCGTACCACTACCAAAATTTTGTATCGTGTTATTTACGGCATCATAAAATGAATTTGCTTTAATTGCTTTATCTTTGTTTACTTCTAATTGTTCTCTTTCTTCTTCACTCAAAGAAAAGTATAACGCTTGTTCAACAAGGTTTGCACGATTATGACCAATGTTTCCCAAGAAACCAGAGTCCGTCGGCTCTTTCCACATTTGCGTCAAACTCTGTTGATATGCTGTCGAATTCGCTGCCATGTCCGAAAACGGCACTCCCTCCGATTGAGTTGTTGAGTTCGAGTTGGGCTTCTTCAAGGATTCTGTCCAAGTCCCATTTTTCTCCTTGCGTTCCTTCATTTCCAAGAATTTCTTGTAAGGCATTTTCGCCATCTATTTCACCACCTTGTTCGTTTGTCCAATACTGCGTCCCTCCAAGAACCGTATTGACGACATAGCGTAATACATCAAGGACATCATCATTGATTTTTTTAATTTTTAAATTACCTGTGATTTCATTATACTCAAACTCGTTAGATTCAATTTGGTTAATCAAATTAACACATGATGAGTTGACCATAATTTTTTTAATATCAAAACCATATTTTAATAACTCAACACCAAGAATACTTTTTTGTTGATTTTGGTTCGCATACTTTTTGTTCTTTCTACGCACCATTAAACTTGAGTTGTTCGCTGCTGTGACATCAATGCCTCTTGATATAAAATGGTTGATGGTTGCTACATGCGATGGGTCAACGATAAGCATATCATATCTACGACCCTTTCTTGAACGCACAATTTCCCAAAACATATTTTCTATATCTTCAATCGTTGCATCTTGATTCTTATAATCAATCAAACGCTCTTGAATAACGAATACAGTACCTGTTCTAAAGTCAACTTCACAATCAAGCATTCCTGTTTCGTGGTTGAATCCAGGGTCAATACCAATAACTCGTATTGTTTGACTTGAATTGTTAAATGAGTCTAATTCTACATCAATTACATTCTTATATGTAAACTCTTTGTAAACTGCCTTTTCTGCCGTCTTACGAATACCAAGCGTCTTTTGTAAATATAATGCCGAGCCTTTCTTAAACTCTTTCTTATATTCATTACGCTGCATCTCTGTAAGACCCAAGTTGTCATCTACTGTAAAATGCCAATAATCATAATTGTAAGCGTTTAGCACACTGTTTGGGTTGCTGCCACCTCTTTCGAAGTTTACAACCTTTTTCATACTTCTATCATACAATGTGTGTTCTTTATCGAGTTTAGTATAAAACTCTTGAACTGTTAAACCACTTACTATTTTATCATAATGAAAGTCAATATCCCTTAAACCAATTCTTAGTGAAATGAGGTCTTCTTGTATTAAATATTTAGGGGAGGGTACGCTTTTTATTTCACAAAATTTATTGACAAATTCTTTTTTATCTTTTTCACTTAAGGCTATAATTTCTTTTTTCTTAGCCTCAAATTCGTGTTTGTATCTATCACGAATATATTCCATAAGTTGTAGGTCTTCTTCTTGCATCATCTTTGACTTTTCAAAATCTGTATAAAACGGATGAGCCTGACCTTTAGGGTTCTGTGTAATTATCATTAAGTGATTGTGAGATGACGCCATACGCTGTATTGCCTGGTTAATACCATCTAAATGTTGCGTCATACCTTCATTCACATAAGTCGAACCAATTGTAAAACCCTGATACTTTTCATTATCATTCTTTTTATCATTACCATAAAACAATACTTCTTTTTCAACACCGTACATATCGGTAAATTTATATATACCACGCTGAGCACCACTGTCACTATTACGCACAAATACACCGTTTGGTATTGTGTAAAACAATCCAAAACCACTTGAGTGCAATACATTTAGTAATGCGTGTTCTAATGACTTACCAAGTACTAAGTGTGTTTTATGTGGTGTTGTCATAAGATATATTGTCCAAATTAAAATCATGAATACATCTTTTCCACCACGAGCACCACCTTCAACAACATATATATAGCCATCACCACGCAATATGCGTTCTGCTATTGTTCTTGCTTTAGGTTGTATTGGAAACATCATATCATCGACTGAACCATTACTATATTTAGGTCTTGGTCGTATCGATGGATTGTATTCATCATTTTCACTTGCAAATAATATGCTATCTACAATTGACTTGTGTTCATTGCTAATTGCATTATATGTCTTTTGTAAATCTTTAGGTAGCGTTTTACTCATCAACATCACCTTCAGATTCCTCAAACTCTGCATCAACATATTTGGTTAAGTCATAACTTTCGTTACCTAAATATCCTGACAAGTGTTTACCAAATTCTCGCCCTCCACCTTTTAACCATACATCTTGACCCATTGTTTGAACATTTTTATCCATACCAAGAATTTTAATCGCTTGGTTTCTTGATTTGATTTTTATGTTAATATCATCGTGATACAAAGCATCGTCAATAATTGCATCTTTAAGTATTTCCTCTTGCTTACGACCACCATACATTAACTTTTTAAATACTTCAACTAACTGCGATAACTGATTGTTGTTCCAAAAAGAAATTGCACGCTGCTTTATTTTCATATATATTTGTTTGTTCTCAGCGTCAGGAACAATTACACCATCAACTTCTTTGAATGCTTTTGCAACATACGAGGTATCCTCGGTTGCTGCAATATAACTTTCAACAATGTTTTGATAAGTGTTTTTTCCTGTTTCTTTATTTACAAAATCTTTATCGTTGTAAAATGCTAATACATATTGAGCCTTAGGCGGTAATTCCAAAATCTCTTTAGGAATCGATAACGCACCTTCACTTAAAGCAATCTCATTTTCATATTGTTCAATTGTCTTATCTTTAATTGCATTTATGTAAATGCTTTCATCAATGTCTTTAAGTGGCTCTACTTGGCGTTCTTTTTTAATCTCCATTTTGCCACCTCCACTGAGCATTATGTTTAACCCCTATTTAGTCTTTATATTCTATTTTGATGTTTTTTTTCTTGCGTGTTTCTACTCGAATGTTTACTATAAGTAAACCATTCTTTAAAGAATAATCAATTTTTTCAATGTCTTTTTGTATTCTTGATACATTAAATTGATACTTGACTTTGTTTGTGTAGTCCATATCATCGTCAACTGTTTCACCAATAATGTGTAAACTGTTTTGTAATAACTCTACTTTAACATCGTCTTTGTCAATGCCTAACGCATTCAATACAATACGATAGCCATCTTCAATCTCCATAACTTTATACGCACTAACTTCTTTCATTGGGCGTTCCCAACTTTTCCATACTAAATCAAAAAAATCATTATACATGGTATCAACTCCCTTAAATAAATAAAATTTGCTCAGTGGAAGCGATGGTAAAAAAACGAGGGTGGAAATAGGAGGGAAAACCACCCTCATGTAATATAAATACAAAAAATTTACAAAAACCTAAACTTTTTTTATTTTTTGATGCTTTTTGTGCTCGCTTGGTCTTTTAATGTTTTGAAGTATTCAATTTGTTGTAATCGTCTTTTAGCCTCAGACTCAGTATCGTATGTTCCTAAATACTTGCCTGTTTCGCTTGATACGACCCACTTTGACCCTACTTTTTTGACCATAATTACACCTACTTTATGTGTAATCTACCAATAATTTGCTTAAATTACACAAATTTATTGCCATTTAACTTTGTTTTATCCTATGCCATGTCGCTACCTTACAAAATATATTTTTATGACATCTTCCTCAGACTCTACTTGGTCAACAACAACATTATGGAACTTCTTTAACGCAATGTCATATTCCACAACATCGTCTAAATCATACATGCCTCGTAACTCTGCATCCATCCCATCTTCCCATTCCCAAAATTCTACCTCGCCTATGAAAATGTGTGCTATCTCCCAATATCTATACGCTGTATCTGCTCTCATATATACCCTCCACTACATTTAATACATTTAACTCAGAAAAACCTAACCTTTTGTGTGTGTGTGCTGTGCGAGTGTTTTTTCCATGGTGCGGTTACAGCCTTTGGTCAAAAAATCCCCCCCCGATACCATGCAAGCAATAAAAAGCACGCCATGATATAGTAACATGCTTTTAAACGCCTAAAATATTGCCATATAACGACTTTTAATGATAAGGTATATAACTATACCATACCATACAATAAAAACGCTTTAAAATTGATATTTTATAAAACGGTATAAGAGCATAAAAAAAACGGCCTAAATGAAGGCCGTTAGAATTATAATAAGTGTTAATATGTAAAATGCTATTTTATAATATTTTATAGTATCTTTTATTGATATTGGTATTTTAATAATATCATACTCAATATAATATATATCGTTCAAATCCTCATAGTGTGATAACATGTTTAAAGCCTTTTTGTATGTTTTAGTGCTTGTTATTATATCGTATGTTTCAGGCTTTAAAATATCATACCTTATAATGTTATATCTCATGATCGTATCACTTCAATGTTATTGACTTTTATAAACTTATAAACATTGAAGCCATAACTTACATGGTTGAAATAGCCGTTGCGTTTCTCGATCATACACATTGTGTTTTTTTGTTTTATCGGTAAAAAATCAAAGCCTTTATAATTATATAATTTCTTATAAAAACGGCCGTTTAATACTTTGATATCGTGTTTAAAATCTTCTATATCTTCATACGCCGTTATATCACAAGAATATAAATCCGGCGACTTGTGAATACGCTTATAATACCTAAACATTAAATCATTAAGGTTGCTACTATATATATCATTGTTTATAACTTCTTTTAGTGCCTTGTCGTTGTATCTTTTACTGACTTTTTTTATACTTGCTTTTAATACTTCATACTTTGTTAATTTCATTGTTTTATCTCTCTTTCTTTTTCTAGCTTTTCATTAAACTCTTCTTGTAAAAAACCATTAAAGTATAATAACTCGGCGATTTTTTGAAAAGCCTTTTTGTCTTCTTCATCATAAAATACATTCAATAACTTAATAATTATAATTCTTTTATCTTCATGCGTTGTTGCATTAAATATATACGCTTCTTTTTTCACTTCTTCAAACTCTTTGAAACTTGAAGCTGTATATATTCTTTCTCTCTCATGCTTGCCACCTTCAAAAATTGTCACATACTTGTAGATAATTGCAATATCTTTCATTGTTTTATCTCTCGCTTTCTTTTTCTTTTTGGATCCAAGTAGATTTTATAATTAACTTGTTGTCTTTTAGATCTATACCGTAAATGTAACAACTTTTTAATACTTGTTTGTTGTCTCTTACTTCTAATAATTGAAAGTCTTTTACATTACCGGTATAATAATAACTTATGTTATGGATTGATAAATCAATTATAACATCATAACTCGTAAGCCTTAAAACTTCAAATAAACTAACATTTTTTTCTTTCATCGCTTTTTTCTCTTTCTTTTTTTTAGGTGGGGGGACTTTGAAGTCCCCCCTTGTTTTTTATCATAGCCAATCAATACGGTCTTTTAATGTCGTTAACAAGTCTTCAATTTCTTCTATGTCTTCACTTATGCTTTCTAGATCGTCTTTGATTTCTTCATTTTTTTCTTTTAGTCTTTCGCTCTCTTCTTCTAACTCTTCATTTTTTTCTTTTAGTCTTTCGCTCTCTTCTTCTAACTCTTCTTCTTTCATTTCAAGGCTTGTTACTTTATCTTCAAGAAATCTTATACGCTCTTTTAAATCTTCTTTGTCTTCGGTGTCTTCTTCTTCGGTGTCTTCTTCTTCGGTGTCTTCGTTGTTTACATATACCATAAAATCAAGCGTGCCATATGATATAACTTTGTTTATTTCGTCTTGTATATCTTCAAAATTATCACTCATGAGTGTAAATGCTTTTTGCTCTATGTCTTCATTTCTTAACTCGTTATGTCTTACTGTTAATACATATTTTTTATTTTTCATTTTTTTATCGTCCTTTTTTTTATTTTTTTAAAATAGTGGATCATAGAATGTTTAAAGCGTGTTACATATCATGTTACGGCGTGTAAGGTATAAAAACCATTCTACATTATCGCTAACAATATGCAACGCCTCGTAAGGCTTGTTGTCGCTTCAAACTATTAACTTTTCAAATACCGTTTTTCACCGCCTTTCTTAACTTGTCTTTATTTTACTACACTTTAATTGTTATT